GATCACCTGGCACAACTACCGGGGTACGGACGACAACTCGACCGTCGCCATCGATCCGGACGAGGCCAAGTTCTTCCCGGTCGGCGCCAAGGATGTCTTCAAGAAGGCCATGGCTCCGGCGGAGTTCGGCCCGTACGTGAACACGCTGGGCCAGGACACCTACGCCATGAACATCCCTGACCGGGACCGTCAGGCGTGGACCCGCGGCGAGCTGTACAGCTACCCGCTGTACTTCTGCCAACGTCCGGACGTGCTGCGTAAGGGGGTGAAGTGATGGCTGACTTCACCACCTACGCCGTGAAGAACGGCTCGGCCCTCGACAAGGCCTTCAAGGTGCGCGGCGGCTTCCATGTCGTCGCGGCTAACTCTGAGGCGGAGGTCGCCAATGCGCGGCCGCTGACCGAAGAGCAGATCGACGCCTTCGCCCGTGATGGGGTGAAGGTAGCCGAAAAGAAGGCCAAGGCGCGCGATCCCCTGGATCACGACGGTGACGGCAAGAAGGGCGGCGCTGCTGCCCCGAAGGCCGAGGGCTGACCAATGGCGGGTTATGGCACCGACCAGGGCTTTGCGGACTGGCTGACCATGAACGGCCATGTCCTGCCCGAGAACGCGCCTGCGCCCGCCATCCTTCGGCAGCGCGGGAGCCAGTACATCGACGGACTGTACGGCTCCCGCTTCTCCGGACAGCCAACCGGGGGCTTTGCTCAGGATCGCGCTTGGCCGCGTTCTGACGCTAGCGCCCATGGGCAGTCGATCCCGGCCGACGTCATCCCCGGCGCCGTTGAGCAGGCGGCCTATGCGGCTGCCGTTCAGGAAGCGCTCAAGCCAGGCTCCCTATCGGTTACAGCGACGAGCGCCGGCGCCCTGAAGTGCAAGAAGATCGACGTCATCGAAAAGGAATATTTCGAAGGCAGCGGCGACGCCGTGGCCGACAACACGCTGCGCTTGAGCGCCGTCGAGGGCCTGCTCGCGCCTTACTTCTCCGCCCCGCAGATCGCTGTGTTTGTGGTCTGACATGACCTGTGCGACTGTCCAGATCGTGACCCGCCGCATCGACGCAGATGATCCGCGCCTGACTGCCCATCGAATGCCGATGGCGCTGGCGACGGAGACGATCATGGACTGCGCCTCGACGGCTGGTCAGATGCAGCAGGCTATCGCCCACGGCCAACCGCAGAGCGAAGTCCAGCGCTATCGTGATCTCGCTAAGGCGCAGTTTGAATCCTACCTCGATCTCATGGCCGAGGCCGCGCACCACGCAGGGCAGCTGAGGCCCTAAGCCCATGGCAAGACGACCGACCCAACGACAGCTCTTCGCGGAGCTGGCGGCGAAGTTTGGCGTGGAGATCGCAGCCGCCTTCTTGGAAGTGGTCGCGGACCTGAAATCCGGCGTGGAGTTCCAGCGTCTGCGGCTCGCCATTGAGCAAGGCGATCTGAACGGCGCCATGGAAGCGCTCCACCTCGACCGCGCCGCCTTCCACGCCCTGGAAGCCAAGATCAACGAGGCCTTCATCGCCGGAGGGCAGGCGGCGACGTCGTCAATGCCCGCAAGCGTCGCGGTCGGCTTCCGCTTCGACCCTGGCAACCAGCGCGCCGCCGCCATCATCCGCGCGACGGCCGGGCGCCTCATCACCGGCCTGCTGGAGACCGAACGCGAACAGGCCCGACAGTTCATCGCCGAGGGCATGGCGCGCGGCGCGCATCCTCGGGCAGTGGGGCTCGACCTGGTCGGCCGCATCAGCCGGGTGACCGGAAAGCGGGAGGGCGGCCTCATGGGGCTCTCTGCCCCGCAGCGGGCCTACGTCGCCACAGCGCGCGCCGAGTTGGCTTCAGCTGATCCGAAGCTGCTGGAGCATTATCTGACGCGGGGGCGGCGGGATCGTCGCTTCGACCGGTCCATCACCAAGGCGATCCGCGAGGGTCGCGCCGTGGACCCGGAGATCGCAGCCAAGGCCGTCACCGCCTATGAGCGTCGGCTCCTGCAACTGCGTGGTGAGATCATTGCGCGAACCGAGGGCATCCCCGCCATCCGGGCGGCCAAGAAGGAAGCCTATCAGCAGCTGGTCGACAGCGGCCGCATCGCCGAAGCCGAGATCGAACGGGCCTGGCACAACGCCGGGGACCGCCGTGTCAGGGACACCCACGACGCCATGGGCGGCCAGAAGGTGCGCGGCCTGACGCTGCCGTTCCAGAGCCCGAGCGGCGCCCTGATGATGTATCCGGGGGACGCCTCCCTCGGGGCCGGGGCCGACGAGATCGTGGCCTGCCGCTGCGACGAGAGCATTTCGATCAAGAGGGCGGCATGAGCATCATCACGGGTGAAGCCGAAGCCGCCTATGAGGACTTCGCCGAGGACTTTGAGGACGGCGTCTTGGAGGTGCCAGGGGAGGCGACCTCCGATGGCCAGGGCGGGTGGATACCGGGCGCTCCGGTGACGCATGGCTGTAAGGCGTTGGTCACCGACTACAGCGATTATCGCCGCATCAGCCTCGGCATCCCCGCGACGGATCGGCAGGTGCTGGTTCTTGGCGGAAGCCTGCCCGCCGGGGTGATCCCGGCCAAGGGGCACAAGGTCACCGCGCCGGACCCTTCCAACGGAGGGGCCATGCGCACCTTCGACGTCATCTCCAAGACCGGCGACCCAGCCAGCGCTCTCTACAAGCTGCAGGCCCGCTGATGGCCAAGGTCACGCTGTACGACGGCGTTCTCGCCCGGATCGCAGCGGATGCTGGAGAGAAGGGCCTGCGAGGCGCGCTCGGCAAGGCTGAGACGATCCTGAAGGAAGACATCCTGCGCCGGCCCGGCTCGGGCAAAATTTACGGCAAGCACCAGGCCTCCGCTCCGGGCGAGCCGCCCGCGCCGGACACCAACAACCTGCGTTCCAACACCAACGCCGATCCGAACATCCGCGAGGAGGGCGGCGATCTGGTTGGACGCATCGTCGCCAATGCGGGGTACGCCGAGGCGCTAGCGAAAGGCACCGAGCGTATGGCGCCGCGACCGTATTTTGACCTGCTGGCGACCGACCATACCGACGACCTCCGGCAGGCGTTTATCGAGGGGGCGAAGGATTGAACTCGACCGCCACGATCTTCGCCCGCCTGGCCGCTGTAGCCCCGTCGCTGGCCACCTGGAACAACGCCCCGGCCATCTTCAACGAGACGGCGCCTGACGACTTCCTCGACCAGGAACCGAAGCCCTCCGAGCCGTTCCTCATCATCGCTGTCCCGACCTCAGACGTGGCCATGGAGACCTTCAGCGAGACCGGGCGACTGATCGTTCAGGACGTGCGCGGCTATCAGCGCAGGACGGGTTCGGCAGCTGGCCTCGACGCTCTGATGCGGGAAGTCCGCGACCTCTTCCACAACCGCCCCGGCGAACTCCTCGTCACCGGCGGCAAGTGCGACGTGGCCCGCGTCACCGGCCCGGTCCAAGCCCCGACGACGGACGAGGCCTACACCGGCCGCCGCGTCACGATCCGACTGGATCTCGTCAACACCTGAACCCCGGCCCAGCCGGTCATCCCCAACGCGCCCAGGGCAGGCTGTGCGCGGCCTTTTCCATGCCTGCAAAGGAGCTGAGCAATGGCAACTCTCGTCCAAGGCGCTGTGAAGGTCGAGATCGACAAGTCGACGACCGAAACGCCCGATTGGGAAGTGATCCCCGGCGTCACCACGGCCTCGTACACGGGCGGCACGCCGCGCGAGACCGACGCCACCGATTTTGACACGCCGGTTGGCGAGACAGAAACTCTGTACGGCGCCCGCACCAACCCGCCCCTGACCTTCCAGATGCACCTCCAGCCCGGCGACGCGACGCAGGAGCTGCTGTTCACGGCCTACGCCTCGGCCGAGGACGTGAAGGTGCGCCTGAAGGGACTGACCAAGGCCACCGTGTTCGTCGGCCGCGTCGTCATCGGCGAGAGCCACAGCGTCGACGGCAAGATGATGAGCGATGTCTCGATCATGCCGAAGGCGGCGCCGGTTCGCGGTGCGGCTACCTGATGAGCGATGATCGCCGTGGGGTCGTGGAGTTGCCGCTGGGTGACCGAACGATCCCCCTTCGCTTCACATGGCGAGCGATCGACCAACTCGGCCGCGTCGGGGTCATTGAGACGCTCGACGTGGCTGCCTCGGGCAAGCCTGGCGACATGGAGGCTCTGGCCCGCCTAATCGTCATCGCCAGTGGCGGCCAAGTCCGTGAGGAGGAGTTGCTCGACGGCTTCGGTCTTCCGGCCGCTGAGGCCTATCTCGCCGTCCTGAAAGCGTGGGCCTTGGCTTCTCGCCGGCCGTCTGGGGTTGAGCGTGCCGTAAACCCTCTGATCCGCCTCTGGACGTCGTTGAAGACGCTTTGGAGGCGGCTTTCTCGGTCGGCCTGACCGAAACTGAGTTCTGGGACCAGACGCCCTACCTGACCCATCTCGCCATTCGGTCGCGCGGTCGCCGAGCCATCGAAATGGCGACAGCCCACGGATGGATGAGCGAGCGATTTGCCCGGGAGCCGCGGCTTTCGCGCCTGTCGTATTACCTGGAGGATCGCGAGGAGGAGGTCGCAGACGCGGGCGACGCACTGATCGCCAGCTTCGCAATGATGCATGGCCTTGGAGTTGATGAGGCCCACGACGCCGAATAGGGTTCGCCGAGCGGAGGGTGAGTCATGAAGCGATGGGCGGCGCTGGCGGCGGTGGGGGTTATCTCGGCGTGCGGACAGCCACTGACGGGCGACATCAAGGCTGATTACATCGAGTCTGTCTTCTCCGACGCCAAGCGGGAGGCCCTCCGGCGCGGAAAGCGCGATACCCTGGATGGGTTCTCCGTGAGGGTCGAAACCTCCGATAAGTTCGGCAACGACGGCGATGCTCCCGCTCTGTCGTTCTCATGGGGGCGATCTGACCTCGATAAGGTCAACTGGAAGGGGATCGCCGATTACCAATTGCTGGATCTGGCGTCGGTCCGCATTGATCATGCCAACGGCGTCGTGGCTTTCCACGACTGGTGCGACGAAAACGGTCGGTCCCTAACGCCGAGGCTTTGCGGCCCGGAACGCGCACGTGCGGAGGAAGAGTGGGTATCTCGAAACGGATAGCCGCCGCCTAGGAGATCACCATGACTGTGGCCGATCCCACCTGGCTGCACTTCATTTGGGTGGCGGTTGACGTTTCCAGATCCGGCGCGCTGCGCCCTTGCCAAGCTCCCAATAGAACAGATTGACCGCGCAAACCCCGGCAGCGGCCAGGAAGAAGGGAAGAGAGCCCCAGAGCATCTCCAATAGCGAGAGCTTGCCCCAGTTCTGAGCGACGCCCAGACCCAGGACGAGAACCAGCACGATGGCGATCGTCCAGCCGTTCACGCGACGAAAGCGTCTGTCGGCCGAGCTCAGGGTCCGACGGCTCGATTGAGACAGCTCGGGCGTTGAGACATCTGGCTTGGCCTTCTCCAGGCGGCTGATGCGCTCGTTCAGATCGGCGAAGCGGTCGTCGGAGATCTTGGGCATGTGTCTACCCCCAGCTAGGAGGCGGGCCTTCCGTCCAGCACGGCAACAGACGAGCCAAGGTCTCCACCACGACCGGCGCCAGCGGGGAGGCCGATCCTCCCGTCATCGCCAATTCGTCGGAGTAAACACTTCCAGTGGGCACGCCCCTCATGGTTATCCGGTACGTGTTGTCGTGCAGGTAGCCTCCAAAATCGACTTGGCTGACGGTATCAGGATCGGGAAGTACAGGTACTTTGGGCGTGACTGGC